TGGGTAACTGTGAGTTCACAGTAAGACGCCATAAGCTGTCTAGGTCTAAGATGCTAGCTCTGAAAACCAGACCTTACTTTAGATCAATGTCTATTGACAACGCAATAGAGTCTGGCACTAACTACGATGAACAGTGGTGGGAAAGAGACCTAGAGGACAACGATAATAAGTCTGGAGAAATTGAAAGGTACGAAGTACTAGAGTACTGGGGTTTTGCAAGTACTAAGACTCTATCAGAAGACTACGAACTTGAAATACCTGCTGACCTTAAAGATGAAGAACAGTTGAATATGAACATATGGGTATGTAACGGAGAAGTACTTCGTCTGGTTATGAACCCATTTAAACCTGCCTACATTCCATATTATGCTTGCCCTTATGAGCCTAACCCTAACTCCTTCTTCGGTATTGGTGTTGCTGAAAACATGGACGATACTCAAACCTTGATGAATGGTTTCATGCGTATGGGTGTAGACAATGCTGCCTTATCAGGGAATCTAGTTATTGAAGTAGATGAGACTAACCTAATACCCGGACAGGACATGGATATTTACCCCGGTAAGAAGTTCCGTAGGCAAGGTGGTGCACCGGGGCAAGCTATCTTTGGTACACAGTTCCCTAATGTAACAGCCCAGAACATGCAGATGTTTGATAAGGCTAGACAGCTTGCGGATGAGAGCACTGGTATCCCCTCGATCTCACATGGTCAGGCTGGAGTGTCAGGGTTTGGACGTACCTCTTCTGGCCTGTCAATGGTGCTTAACTCCGCCCACGGTGGTACACGTACTGTAATCAAGAACATTGATGACTTCCTGATTGAACCTATTGGTAAGAGTTTGTTCCACTGGTTTATGCAGTTTGACTTCGATGAAGATATTCGCGGGGATATGTCTATTAAGGCCCGTGGTACCCAGAGCCTTGTCGCCACTGAAGTTAAGAGCCAACGACTGATGCAGTTCCTGTCTATTGTACAGAACCCAATGTTAGCCCCTTTCGCTAAGTTTGACTATATAATGCAAGAGATTGCTGTAAGCCTAGACTTAGACCCAGAGAAGGTAACTAACAGCTTAGCTGATGCTGCTATACAAGCAGAGATTATGAAGGGCTTAGCACCAGATGTACCAGACTCCTCTCAAGATGCAGGAGGACCACCTCCAGTCTCAGACGGACAAGGTTCCGGCAACGGTAACATCGGTGTAGGCTCTGTACCTCAAGCAGGAGAAGAAGGATTTAGTGGTAATGTCTCTTAAACCATTAGTGAACGATATAAACTTGTATAAAGCTTTCTTGGAAGAAATGCAAACAAGAATAAACGATGCACACCTACGTATGGAACAAGGTGCTGATGAGAAGGATTGGTATCGTGCACAAGGAGAGGTGTACGTTCTAAAGAGTCTGATGATGCTTAGAGAGAAAGTAAACGCTGGTGGCTGATGATCTGTACAAGCAGGAGAGAAGACTAAACGGTTTGAAGCCGCCCGTACACTAGCAAAGGCTGCACAAGACTTACTAACAGAAAGGGGAGAACCCCTTCAAGCAAAGAAAAGATTCGCTGATGGCGGTAAAATAGGAGAAGAAACAATGAGTGTAGACCCAGTAAGCGGTAATGACATTCCACCCGGAGGTACAGCCGAAGGTGTGCGTGATGATATTAACATCAAGGTAAGTGGTGGAGAGTATATCTTTACTGAAGCCGAGGTCAAGTTTATTGGATTAGATAAGCTAGAGAAGATGTCTCAATCTGCTAATGCTAAACTTAAAGAGATGGAAGAAGCTGGTCGTATCGGTGGAGAGCAAGAAGAGCTGCCTCTAGGAGATGACATAGAGAAAGCATTTGCTGAGGGTGGTCTTGTAGGAGATACTGAGAATGTTAAACGTCTGGTTGCACGAGTACGTGATGCTGTAGAGAGTGATCCAAACCTAAAACTAGTTCTACGTAACAAGGGTCTAACTTTTGCCGATGGCGGATTAGTAGACCAGCTACCGAAACCTACTTTTAACCCTGATCTATTCCGTATCCCCGGTCAAACCTATTTCAACTTCGATAATACTTCTTCAGCATCTGCAACGGATGTACGTATCTACGAAGATAAGTTCGGTAACAAAATCTCTATCTCTTTTAAAGATGGTGAACCTGTCAACACTATTCCTGTAGGATTCTTTCCTGAGGGGCACACTTTCCCTACAAAGAGAAAACCTCAAGGAGAACGTCCTGACGGTGTAAGTCAAGTACCTGATAGACACCCTATGAGTGAGTGGACTAATGATGAACTAATGGCTGTCACCGACCAGAAGTCTTTCAGTGAAACTGGATTAGGTGAGTTCCTAGATAAGATGGGACTGGGTGGTATCGGTGCAGTTAAGATAGCTGACTTCCTAGTTAACATTGACAACCGCGCCGCTCAGAGAGAGTTAGACCGAAGGACTAATAGTGGCTCTACTTCAAGCCCTAGTGTAAGAACACCTAGTACCAGCACTGAGAAAAGAGAGAATCCTAAAGCTAATAAGTCTGGTCAAGAAAGAGATAGAAACATACAACAAGGTGGAGGTAGTGGTATCATGTCTAGGACTACACCTACTTCATCAAATACAGTAAGTAAGTCTCCATCTGTTACAGGCGGTTTCGGCAATAACTCAAAAAAGGGTAGCCCCGGTGGCTCCTCTCTGTCAATATTTAAACATGGAGGGATGGTCGAGAAAAAAGGTTTAGCGTATCCAAGAAAGTAAGTAAACAATCATAAGGCTACTCTGCTAAGGCAGACCCCAATATAAAAGGAATATACTAATGGCTACCCCAAAAGTTAGCACTGCTCTTCAGAACACTGGTTATACAGGTGATCGAGTTAAACAATTAGAAGACCAACTAAAAGAGATTGAAGACCTAGAGAAACTAGAAGCTGAACAAGCTAATGAAGCAGCAGCAGCAAGAGAAGAATCTCTAAAAGAAACTGCGGACAAGATCAAAGCTAAAGAAGAAGCTGAAGAGAAGGAAGCAAAAGAAGGTGAAGAGGTTAAAGAATCGGAAGAAGAGCTTGAGGTTAAGAAGCCAAAAGAGAAATCTGACGAGAAACTTAGTACCGAAGAAGAAACCTTCAAGAAACGATATGGAGACCTGCGCCGCCATATGGCTGAGAAAGAGGACCAGTGGAAATCAGAGATGGAGTCTCAAGCCAAGGCTTCCACTATAGCTCCTACAGCAGATGAAGACCTTGAGAAGTGGCAAGAAGCTAATCCAGAGATCGCCTCTATTATTGATACTATAGCTACTAAGAAAGCTGAAGAGCGGCTTAACAAAGTAGATAGTAAATTTAAAGAGATGGATAGAGAGTCTGCCAAACTACGTGAGGATAAAGCAGAGGCTGCAGTAGCTAAAGCACACCCTGACTTCGCTAAGATTCGTGAGGATGACAGCTTCCACACATGGGCAAGTACACAGCCTAAAGCTATTCAGGACGCCCTGTATACTGACCCAGAAGATTCTGCTTCTGTTATCCGTGTCGTAGACTTCTATAAGATGGACATGAAGATTGGTAATGAAGTACTGAAAGAGAAAACTAAGAAGGCAGAGGAAAGCGCTGCCACTGTTGTGTCAACAAGTAAGGCTAAGACTACACCTAAGGAAAAAACTAACAAAAGTGTGTGGTCAGAGTCAAAAGTTGAGGCTATGTCTGACGCAGAATACTCTAAAAATGCTGAAGAAATTGACAAAGCAATGGCTAATGGTACATTTATTTTCGATTTACAGTAAAAAAAGACTTGACAAATAGAATTTTGTGAGTATAACTATAGGACATAAGGAAACCCCAAAGGATACTGGTTACTTTCCTTATGTCTAAACTACCCCCTAACAACTGAGAACTATGCCTGATACGACAAGGACAAGCACAAAGTGTGGAGAGCTTAAAGACTTAGAGTACTTCTTCTTTCGTAAAGAACGCGGAACCTACCACACCACTGTAAAGTATGTCACAATAATACCAAGAACCCAAAGAGGTTCTCTAACGCTTGGTATAAAGAAAGATTTGACGATAAGGAGTTAGAACTTTTCTCTTGTCTTAAGAACCTATGTACTAAAGCTAGACTAAGGTATAAAAGAGAATTCGATTCAGATGTAGACTGGGAATACCTTTTTGACATCTGGTCAAACCAAAACGGGCGATGTGTTTATTCCGGGCAGCCCCTCTCAATTGAGGTTAACCACCCGCATAAAGTATCATTAGACCGTATAGACAGTAACGATGGATATATTGCGGATAATCTGCAGTTGGTATCGGCATCTGTCAATCGCATGAAGCAAGAGTTTACTGAAAAGTTCTTTCTTGATTTGTGTAATTCGATAACTGAGAACACACAGAAGTTACCCAAACGATAAGCCCCTACTTGTAGGACTACCTTTACCTGCTGGCCCTTCTTAGATGGACAAAGTTAATACAACTTAAAGCCTAATCTAAAGGAGAAACATAATGGCTTTTCAAACAGCCCCGGGGTACAACAGCCTACCTAATGGGAATTTCAGCCCCACCATCTATTCTAAGAAAGTACAACTTGCTTTCCGTACTAAATCTACGGTAGCAGACATTACTAACTCTGAGTACTTTGGTGAAATTAGTGGTGCAGGCGATACCGTCCGCATTATCAAAGAACCAAACATCACAGTATCTGCTTACTCTCGTGGTAAAAAGCTGACTCCACAAGACTTGGACGATGAAGATTTCCAAATGGTGATCGACAAAGCCAACGAATTTAGCTTCAAGATGGATGACATCGAAGAGTTGCATTCTCATGTGGGTTTCACTGGCATGGCGTCTAGTAAAGCAGGCTATGAACTTGCTAAGCAACACGACATGGAAGTACTGGGTTACATGACTGGCTACAAACAGAGCTCAGTTGGTTCTGTTGCAGATACAGTTAACGACCAAGTAAACGGCACTAAAGCAGTAGACACTGCAGGCTCAGATGAACTTCTGACCTCGATGAAAATCATCAAAAGTTCGATGACTAACATTACTACAGCTTCCGCTGGCGACCACTCGATTCCACTGGGTGTACGTCTGCCGGGTGCAACTGCAAATCCAACAGCATTCGCTACTGCTTATATGGTGGTCAGCCGTATGGCTCGTTTGCTTGACGATCAGTTTGTACCAGCAGAGAACCGCTTTTTGGTTATCAGTCCAATCCTGAAAGAACTTCTGCGGGATGAAGACTCCCGGTTCTTGAATGCAGACTGGGGTGCTTCTGGGGACTTGCGTTCCGGTGGTGCACCAATCGACATCGCTGGGTTCAAAGTATATTGTTCTAGCCACCTGCCTAGTGTAGGTACTGGCCCATCTACTTCTGGTACTGCCAACCAAAACTCGAACTACGGTGCAATTGTCGCTGGTCATATGTCTGCAGTCGCTACGGCGGATCAGATGAATAAGGTTGAGAGCTTCCGTTCTCAGGATACCTTTGCTGACATTGTTCGTGGTTTGCACCTTTACGGTCGTAAGATTCTCAAACCTGAGGCTCTTGTAACGGCAAAATACAACATAGCCTAGTAAGGTGTTGTTTTACTTGTCATAATTTTGAAAGGATTTAAACTATGGCTACTTATGACATGACTTCCAAAGACACCGCTACAGTAGGGGCTAACTCCGAGGCTGTGCTTCCGAGTATTATGGATGCTGGTGTTGTTTACAATATTGAAGCTTACTTGGACTTCTCCAAGCTGGTTGCTGATCCAACTTATACGTTGGCAACTGGCGATGTGTTTCAATTGCTTGAAATCCCTGCGGGGACGATTGTGATGAACGCTGGTGCTGAAGTTGAAGTTGTCTTTGATGGTACTGCAACTGTTGATATTGACTTCGCCGCTGGTGATGACATTGTTGATGGCGCTGATGTAACATCTTTAGGCTTCTGTGCTGCTGGTCTAAACGGTCAAACTAACACAATCGTTGGTTCGGGCGCTTCTACTTATACACAGTTGGTTTCTACTACAGACACTATCGACGTGACTCTGAATTCTAGTGATGCAACTGTAGGCGTTCTTCGCGTCTATGCTACTTGCATTGACGTTAATGGTCAAGGTAACGCTCGTGCTACTGAAGCCACACGCGATCAACTCGCGTAAGGTAAACTAACTAAGGGGGCTGCTCTCTAACGGGGGTGGTCCCTTTTACCAACTGACTTAGGAATTAAGATGGCTAGGTTAAACCTTTTAACCGTCCAATTAAACCGGAGCGTAGCTCCTAACGTGGTGTGTTTTTAATGGCATTTGTTAAGAGAGTAGGGATACCAAGAGAGACCGCTCCTGATGTAGATGTCAATGTAACTAACGACGAAAACTCGTCCGTCCCTATAAACTTTTCTGAACAGGCGGAAGACCTTCTAACTTCTATAAATGAGTCTATAACAAGATTAATAGTAGAGCAAAAACTCACAAACGAACTACTTAAAGGTATACTTCAATGACAGAAAGAATAAGTATTGTAGGACAAGACAACGACGCCAATACTGCTAACTTAAATCAAGCTGTTGTAGACAATCACGGACGGTTGTATGTAAGCGCCAACGTCTCTACACACGAACAGCATCACGCTACGTTTCACGAGAATCTTTTCACAGGGTCTTGCAACTTAACTTTAAGTGACAGTAACGAAGGTCCTCTAGCATTTTATAAAAACACACACTCTGATAACGACTACGAATTTTACAATTTGATTGTGTCTTCAAACGCTGCAGTTAAAATAAAGTGGTACACAGGAGATACCTATACTTCAGGTGGGTCAGCAGTCACCCTTAGGAATATGAACGTAGGTAGTGCTAATACAGCTACTGCTACTGTATACGAAGGTGGAGCTAGTGATGATTTAGCTTTGACCACCACAAACCGAGTTGAAATGGGTACGTTCTATATAGGAGCTTCTCAGCCTTTAATAATTCCAATGAGTGGTGGGTTAGTTTTAAAAACAGACAGTACATGGAGCTTAACAGCAACTGGGGCAAACACTAACACTGTCTCTGTTCAATTTTTACTGGCACGACATAGTGCTGGATTTAAACTATAAGGATATAGATTATGGGAATGGGGGTAGAAGTTATAGGCTCCTCTGCAAGAGGTTCAGTAGATAACCATGCTAACGTCACCAGTAGAGGACAACTGGAAACTCAAGCTGAGACTAAAGAATTACAGACATACATTTCAGAGATGGATGGAGAAACCTACCAAGTACAAGGACACTCAGTTACTCTAACTTCAGCTACACATACAGTTCTTCACCTTAAGAATGACTCCTCTACTCAAAATGCTCAAGTAGTATTTATAGAGATTCAGGGAGTAACATTAGCTAATTCTAACCTAACCTCTGAGTACTTTGAATTAGGTTTTGGCCGTACTGTATCAAGTAACGGTACCGCTGTAATCCCTACTAATATGAATAGGACTTTTGGTAAAACTGCTTCAGTAACTGCTACTGAAGGAGCGGGAACCACACCTACTATGGCTGGTACATTCGTACCTTTTGACAGGTTTTATCCCGGCAGTGCTAACGATAAAAAATCTTATAATAAAGCTGGTTCCTTAATACTTGGTCAAGATGACACTATGGAAATTCGGTATGTAGGAACCGGAACTACAGGGGTAGCTTACGCACGGATAATGTTTATGATGGTAGACAAGTGATAAAGACAGTACTGTCTTCTAAGGACAGAGGATATGTAGGTGTCCACAGAACTTGGGATTCTGGTATTGTAGGTAAGGCAAGCTTGTCTGACATGACTATTGAGTCGTCTGATCCTAGAGCATTGTTTGGAACCTTTAAATCTGTAGAGTACTCTGGGGCGGGGACAACAACTTTAGTGACTCCTGTAACCTCTGGATCACTGGTGCTAACAGACCTTATTTTCTCTGCGGATAAGGTTAATAATGGTACAGTAGAGATTAGGTTTACTGACGGTACAGACAACGCAGTTATAGTAAAGCCTGATGTAACAGACGCACCAGCTACATTTGTTATCAACTTCGGAGGTAGATGGCAAGGATGGAAAGACGCTCGAATAGATGTGATAGTAACTAACAATGTCAGTGGTTCTATCTCCTTAGGTTACGTTAAAGCACCTACAGGACTAGCCTTTACAGAATGGGATGCACAAAGATAAAATGACGGGTGAAAAGTATCACGTAGACCATATAGTTCCTTTACAAGGGGAGAATGTATCAGGGCTACATGTACCTTGGAATCTTCAAGTTATACCTTCTGATTTAAACTTAAGAAAGAGTAATAATTTTGCCGTATGATTTTTTAGGTCTGACCAATGAAGTAATAAATCGCTTCAATGAAGTTGAGTTAACTGCTGCTAACTTTACCTCTGCGAGAGGCTTTCAGGTACAATGTAAAAACGCAGTGAATGATTCCTACCTGTGGATTAACCAAAGGGAATGGCAGTGGCCTTTCAACCACGCTACCGCTACAGCAACTCTTGTCGCAGGCACCACACGATACACTAAAGCTTCTACTGCTAAGGTTGTAGACTATGATACATTCCGTATCTCTAAGAATGCTACACTTGGTTCACCCGGACATTCTCTCATTAAATTAGACTATAAAGAGTATATGGACAGATTTGTTGACCAAGAGGACGACACCTCTACTCAAGGGGGTTTACCTAAGTTTGTAGTACGAACACCAGATGATAACTTTCTACTCTACCCCTACCCTGATAAAGCATACGAACTGAAGTACGAGAACTTTGCTTTCACTACCCTACTGTCGGCTTCTACGGACGTCCCTCTTGTGCCAGAACAATACCGTAACCTACTAGTAGACGGAGCCTGTGCTTATGGGTATCAGTACCGGGGTGAGATAGATCAGTACCAGTTAAACCACAAGAGATTCCAAGACGGTATCACACACATGCAGTCTCAATTAATTAACAGAGATGACTACCTAAGGTCACATATGATCGTACGATCAGGCGGATCACGCGGTTACGTTAGGACAAGCTAATGGCTGACTCCTCACAACTCTCCCCGTTCATCTTCCCTCTGGAAGGTGGCCTAGTGCTTGACCAATCTGCTTTCCAGATTGAACCCGGTATGGCGTATGAGCTTGAGAACTTCGAGCCTGACATCAAAGGTGGTTACAGACGGATCAATGGTTTCGAGAAGTGGAATACCAACAAGGTGCCCTACACTTCAGCAGACACTGAGAGTGTTCTTATGAGCGCCTTCTTTGGTTTATCAGGATCAATACAAG